ACTGAAACATGGACGGATGATACCGCGCCTGATACATCGGTAGATAATCGTATCGATGTACAGAATTTCAGAGACAAGATACTTTTTGTAAAAAGAGTACAGTCTGCTGACACGGCTATGTTAGCTCGTAGGATAGATTGGGTAAGTGGAACAGTATACGATAAGTATGATGATGCTTATAGTTCCTCAAATACCTCCAATAGTGGTGCTACATCGTTACAGACTGCAAACTACTATGCCTTAACAGACGATTTTAATGTCTACAAGTGCATTGATAATAATAGTAATGGACAGAGTACTGATAAACCAACCAGTACAGGAACAGAAATCTTTACAACTACCGACAGTTATAAGTGGAAGTTTTTATTTCAGATAGGTGCTTCGGATAGAACTAGGTTTTTATCTACTGCTTATATACCTGTTAGAAAAGTGTCTGGTGCTGGTCAACCATCGTTTGATGTAAACGGTGAAATTGATAGTATTACAGTTAGTGCTGGGGGAAGTGGATATACTTCACCACCCACGGTCACAATAAACGGAGATGGAACTGGTGCTACTGCTGTTGCTACTGTAGGTAGTGGAGCAGTAACCGCCATAACCGTTTCTACTGCTGGTACTGGATATACCTTTGCAGATATAGTTTTAACTGGTGGTGCTGGTGCTAACGCGAAAGCAGATGCTGTTCTGGGTAGTACGGATACCGCTTCTCTACAAACAAATGTAGAGGGTACTGCTGTAAAAGGAACTATTGATAACATAGTAGTTACCAATCAAGGAACAGATTATACTGCTGGTGATGTAAGTGTAAAGATTTTAGGAGATGGAATTGGTGCTACTGGTGCAGCTGTGGTAAATACAAACGGAAATATCACAGGGGTAACAATAACAAATCCAGGCTCTGGTTATACAAATGCATCCATACAATTAACACAGGCATCTGGTGGTGGTACTAATGCTACTTTTAGAGTTATCATATCACCTATTGATGGACATGGTGCTCACCCACAAAAAGAATTGTTTTGTAAAAGGGTGGGGGTAACAGTTTCATTTGATAATGATTCAAGAGATTTAATAACTGGAAATGATTATAGACAAGTAGGATTGATGAAAAATATCACTAAATATGGTTTAACATCCTTATTCGATGACGCAACTGGTTCTCCTCATTTTATCATAGGGATAAGTGACCCCAACAATTATGGGGCAGATGACAAACTAACTGCAACAAGTGGTGGTGGTTTCACAGTAGCACAGTTAAGAGATACAACAGGAAATGGAACGGACGATAGTGTTTACTTACAAGAAGATGTGGCAGGAATAGGCACTAGTGACACAATCACAAATTTAACAAAAGGACTCTCATCTTTACCTATAAATAGTCTTACAAACCCAGAAATAGATAATAATTCTGGAGACATAGTTTACTTTGATAATAGAAAACCTATTACAAGAGAAGAGGGTCAAGTAGAGACAGTAAAAATAATATTTACTTTCTAAGGGAAAAGAAATGGCGATTGATTTAAATGTAACACCTTATTATAACGATTTTTCATCAGCGAAAAAATTTAATCGCGTAGTCTTCAAGCCTGGAGTTGCGGTACAAGCAAGAGAATTAACTCAGTTACAAGATTACATGCTGAACACCATAAAAGAGTTTGGTGATTTCGTTTTTAAAGATGGTGCTACAGTAAGAGGTGGTTCTGGATATCCCATCAATGTCCCTTACATTAAAGTTAATGATGTTGATGCTGCTGGTACTGCCGTATCAAATGACACCCTTGCAAATTATGTCGGTGATACATTAACTGGTTCTGCTACTGGAATCAAAGCAGAAATAGAATCTGTTAAAACTGGAACCGATTCAGATGCAGTTAAAAAGAAAACATTTTATCTAAACTATACCAAAGGTAATGAATTAGAATCTGGTACTATTGCATCTTCAATAAGATTTGAGGCAGGAGAAACATTAACAGTAACAAGTACCGACTCTGGTAGAAACGGAGATACCTTTGTTGTAGATAGTAATACAGATATTGCTAGTTTTACAAAGAACTTTTATGGATACGCGATAGACTTTGTTATAGAAGAAGGTATTGTTTACGCACAGGGTAAATTTATTGCCCATGATACTCAAAAATTAAGACTTGATGATTACAACATGAATGTCAACTTCTTTGTTGGTATCAAAGTAAATGAATCAATTGTAACCTCAGACGATGACACAAGTCTTTTAGACCCCGCTACAGGTGCTTATAACTACAATGCGCCAGGCGCTGATAGAACTAAGATAGACACCGTAATCACAAAAGTACCTTACGGAAAAGATTATACTAATTCAACCATATATGAAATTGGCGAGTTTATATCAAACGGTGATAACATTTACGAAGTCACTACTGCTGGTACAAGTAATTCATCTGGTTCTGGCCCAGTTCATACTACAGGTAACGCGACAGATGGTACTGTGGTATTTAAATTCTTTGAAATGCCAACTGGATTTACTACTCTCTACAAAATAAAAGCAGGACAGATACAAAAGAAATATGATACCAGATTAAATGAACTTGCAGAACTAGGTAAAGCTTTCGCTGTTGAGAAAAATGAAACAGATGGCGATTATGTAATTACTCCTTTTACTATGAAAATAGTAGAACACTTAAAAACAGTAAAGGGTGTATCTTTTAATACAACAACGAATACTAATTATAGTGTAGGTCAATTTGTAAATCACTTAGGCAAACTTTATGAGGTGAGTATTGCTGGTACTTCAAGTACTGGTTCTCCTCCTACTCATACTAGTGGGGATGTTCTTAGTGGAACGGCAACTTTTGGTTACAGAGGTTCATCATATAGGTTAGATAACGAAGGGTATAGATTTAGTACAAACGCTACAGACCCAGGCGATGCAAACTACCTCATGGCAATAGTTTCGCCAGGCATTGCATACGCGAATGGTTTCCGAAGAGAGTTCTATAAAAACCAACCAATAAAAGTTAGAAAAGGAACATCTTCAGAAATAAAAGAAGCACGAGATGTTACTTTAGGATATGGTAACTATTTTAATGTTACAGAAGTTGTTGGAACATTTGATTTAGAAAATGGTGCTATATGTAATATTGGATATTACGGAAGTGTTGGTTCACAGACAGGTGCAGCCGCTCACTCAGATGGAACATTTGGCGGACATGCCGCTCTAGGAACAACTATTGGTACATGTAGGGTTCGTGCCTTAAAAAGGGCATCTGGAAACCCAGGCGCTGCTGCCACACAGTACAGACTTTTTGTATATGATGTAAGAGTACGAGATGGTGATTTAAAAGACGCGAGATGTATTCAATTCCCAAATTCTACTGATAGTGGTTTTGCTGACATCATACTTGATGATACGGATGGAAATGGTGTAGGAGATTCCGCATTTCTACATGGAACAGATTATAATAAACTAGTTTACCAAGCACCTTGGCAGTCAACTAAGACTCTTGCAGCTGCTGGTGGTGGTTCATATGATACTCAATACTATTACACAGAAGAATTTAATGTAAGTGTTCCTGCTAATGGTGTATTCAGTATTAGTACTGCCTCTCTTGGTTCAGAAGTAATATTCCCATATACCGCTGCTGGTATTACACAAACAATATTAGATAATAAGATTTACATGGTATGTAAGACTTCTGGTATTACAGATATTGGAGATGGTACTACTATATCTGGTTCTGAAGGAAGAGTTATTAGAATTGCACCAAGTATGGTTACCTCTGCTGCCAACGGACAAACAATGGAATTTGATGTTGGTACACCTAGTGGAACATATGATGCTTACTTACAAGTAGAAGTAAAAGTTGTAGACGCTGTTCCAGTACCAAAGGCACTCAATACTGGTAGATATGTTAAGATTGACACGCGAGATAATATTGGTGGTGCAAACGGCCCATGGCCTCTTGGTATTGTGGATGTTAAGGAAATTGAAGCGATATATGTTTCTTCAGACTTAAACACATACTTAGACGATTCAGATAAGAAAATTGACTACAAAAAAGAATTTATTGTTGATAGTGGACAAACAGATAACTTCTATGGTCATGGAAAAATTATCAAGAAAACTAGTAGTTCTCTCAGTACAACAGATAAACTTTTAACAATTAAACTGAGTCACTTTACCGCTAACTATGGTGGTTCAAACGGAACATACTTTGCAAAAGATTCTTACCCAGTAGATGATACTGGTGCTACTGGTATATACACATTTGAAATACCTTATCATAATTCCAAGAGACTTGGTAATTTTAATTTACGCGATTGTATTGACTTTAGACCTAGAGTTAAACAAACTGCTGTATCTGCTACAACATTAGCAGTTGCAACTGAAAATCCATATCCTACAGAGGACTTTGATTTACCGTCAAACGGTATTCAGTTCCCAACACCTAATAGTAGTTTTACTACAGATATTGAATACTATCTACCAAGAATTGATAAAGTTGTTATTAGTAAAGCTGGTGAAATAAAAGTAATTGAAGGCATCTCTTCTCTGCCCGCGAGAGGGCCAGCAATGGATGATGCGATGCAAATTGCTGAAATACAGGTTCCGCCTTTCCCATCATTGGCGCCAGGCCTTGCACAAAAATATGGACAAGAAATAAATGCTGTTTTCCATAAACTAGAAGGACAACACAGACGATACACCATGCAAGACATCGGTGCAATCGAAAAAAGAATTAACAGACTAGAATATTACCTTGCTTTAAGTTTGATGGAAATGCAAGCGAAAGACCAAGTTATTCTAGACGCAAACGGAAATGACAGATTTAAAAACGGTATCTATGTAAACGCATTTGAGGGAGACCTGTTAAGTGATTTAACAGACCCAAGTTATGCTGCTTCATATGATTCAGAAAGAAAACGATTAGGGCCTAACTTTGAAGATTATCAAGTAGACTTAAAATTAAATGATACACACGGTACTTCTGGATGGACTCAACAGGGTAGTTCAATAACAAGACCTTATATCTTGGAAGCTGGGTTAGAAAATAGATTTGCAACTAAAATAAGAAACTGTGTAGGTGAACTATTGTTTAACTATGACGGTGAGATGGATCTCTTTCCGCGTTCAGATACAGGCGCTACAGTCAAGACACAAGAAACTAAAAATGTTATCACATTATCAAATGCTTCTGCTGTTCAGGCTCAGGCAGAGTCCTTTAACGCTAGTCCAAATGCTAAAAGATTTGAAACAAGTTTTGAGATGGGCAAATTTGATGCAGATAATCAGGTGGTAGAACCAGGCTCAAGACCAGTTGCAAAAGAAATGATTACTATTGATGGTGGTGGAGATGCTGGCGGAACAATTTCTGGTGATGTATCTCAAAGTATTACAACGCTGAATGGCGGTGCAAGAAATGGATGGTTTGAACAAACATCTGCTGGTGGGTTAACTGGTGAAATTGGTGGTACAATTTCTGCAAGTGCAACAGCTACTCAAACTATGCAAGTTCAAGATATAGTACAAAAAACCACATCAATAATAACTACCGCACAAGCAATGCCTGTTTCATCACAAACACACTCATTGGGTAACTTTGTTAGTGATGTTTCTCTATTACCAAATATGAGAGGAAACAGAATTGGTGTTAGGGTTCGTAGAATGAAACCCAACACAAGATTATATTTCTACTTTGATGATGTCAGACAAGATGACAGATGTTGTCCTTGTCACCCATCTGGGTTTGACGCTCTGATTCCAAGATGGAAAGCATCTGGTTCCAGAACAGGACACATATTCTTACATTCAAGATTAAATACCGCTCCTCTGGGTGGTGTTGAAGATGCAGATAAAAACTATTTGTTTAGTGCTTCTGCCCCTGCTGATATAGGTTCACCTATCGTTACTGACGCAAACGGTGACGCTGCTTTTGTTTACTGGTTACCAAGGGGTAATGATGGTACATCGGAATCTGCTGGTCTACCTACTTTCTCTGTAGGTACACGAAGAATGAGAGTGACAGATGACCCAGACGATAGATATAATTTCGTAACAACACAAGCAGAACAAATTTACTCTGCTTTTGCTATGAATGTTTTCCAAAGAGAAACAGATATAATTTATGAACAACACGCTATGTCTCTTTCTTCAACTAGTTCAACGACAATGGAGAAGAAAGGTGAAGTTGTCACAGATGTAGACCTTCAGCCTGGCGAAATGACCATTAATGCAGACTTGACCGCTAGTATTGATGCTACCGCACCAAGTTTCATTCACCATCCGCCTATACAAAGGGGAGACCCAATCGCTCAAACATTCGGTATCGGTGACGCGCCAAGTGGAGCATTTGTTAAGAAAGTAAGAGTTTGGTTTAGAGATAGGCCAGGCCAAACTGCCAATACGACAAATTCAGCAACTGATACTGGACAGGGTATCACATGTGAAATTAGAAAAGTTTTAAATGGGTTCCCAACCGACACAGTTCTTTCTGGTGGTAGGAAGTTCCTTAAAGCAACTGAAGTAAAAACTACTCCAGACATATCTGGTAATAGACAAACTAACTACGATTACACAGAAACATACGCGACAGACTTTGAGTTTGACGAACCTCTTTATGTTGCACCAAACGAAGAGTACGCTCTTGTATTGATGCCTCAACGAAATGACCCAAATTATAATGTTTGGTGTTCTAAGTTGGGTGAAAATAAAATAGGAACAAATGAAAGAGTTACCGCAGAAGAAACTGATATCGCTGGAATGTTATTTACTTCATCTAACAATAGGGCATGGAGTCCTCACCAAACAGAAGATATTAAATATGTAGTTTACTACGAAAGATTTACGGTTGGTTCTGGAACAGTTGAATTCGTAAACGAAGATGCCGAATACATTGTTGCATCTGACTACTTAAATGGTAGACCAGTTGACGGACAAGATATTCACGCATTTAAAGTGGGTATCGCTGGTGGTGGTACTGGATATAGTGTCAATGATATTATTACATTGAACGCAATCAATGTCCAGACTGCTACTTCTGCTTCTAGTAATAACCTATCTGGTTCTGGAGTTAAGTTAAAAGTAACTTCAGTAAGTGGTGGTGTGGTGGACGGAATAGAAGTTTATGATGCTGGTATTGGATTTAGACCACAAAGAGCAAGTGATACTCCTGCTAATGTTACTATACCAACCACAGGACAATCTACTGTTACGCCTACTGGCGGTTCTGGTGCTACATTTACATTGAAGATTAAACACGGACAGATAGACGAAGTGGACTCAAGAACAGAAAAAATGGAACTTATCTATGACAAAGAAACAATAGATGCTGCTCATGGTGGTGATTCTGATTATTTCTTTGCTGTTAATGATATTATAGGAACAGGTGACCCAATTACTGCTGACTCACAACAAGGATTCAATAGGAACACTTCATTTAAGATTAATAGTATTTACAATAAGGCATTTAATAACCTTAGAACTAACATGACTTACAAAGAGTTCCCAGAAGCAAATGTTACCATGAAGGCATGTGTAACAAACTCTGCTGGTTCAACTGCTGCTGGTTCTACATTTACAGATATACTGCCAGTAAGAAGAACGCCTACTACACTAGAGGCTGCTCTGTTCTCTGCTAAGAATGAGTTTGCATTTACTGGTGGTAATAAATTGGCGAAGAAGAGTTATCGACATAGGTATACTCTAAGCACAACTAGTACACTTCTTTCTCCAGTTATATCACTATATCGTAACGCTGCTATATTGAGGAAGTATGAAATCAATAATGATTCTACTAACGAAACAACTAACCTTGGTAACGCCAAGTCCAAGTTTATTTCGAGGAGGGTGCGTCTTGCAGATGGTCAAGAAGCAGAAGATTTAAGACTTTCAGTTGCTTTAAGACAACCCGCTGGTTCTTCATTTAAGGTTTACTTCAAAGGACAAGCGCAAGAAGATGATGGAGATTTTTACGAAGATTTACCTTGGGTAGAAATGGAACTTGATGATACAAATCCGAAAGGGATTGCTATGTCACAGAGTCAGTTCATTGACTTTAATTACAAGTTACCTAGTACTGCTCTTGACGCAAGTGGAGTATTCACACAAACTGTTAAGCGTGTAAACGCTCTTAGTATTGGTACTGCTGGAAGCGGTATCGCAAGTGCAAGTTCTGTGAACTTCTCATTTAGTGGCGGTGGTTCTAGTGTTACTAGACAGGCTGCTATTAAGTGTACTGCTTTATCTGCTGGTGGTCTCGCAACCTTAGAAATTGTAGACCCAGGCCGAGGATATAGTACCGCACCTACTGTTAAAGTATTTGATGACCACGCGGTAAGTAAATACTATGCTACAGGAACAATTGTAGGTAATTCTGGTAACATATACGAAGCGACAGTAGGTGGTACAACTGGTGCATCCTCTGCTAGTTCCGCACCAACACACGGTTCTGGAACTGCTACAGATGGAACTGTTACATGGACTTTCAGAGGAACAAGGCCTGCTGTTACATGTACCGTTGCAGACACAGAGTTTAAGAGATTTAAGTATTTCTCAAGTAAGTTGGTAATGCTTTCATCAAATACTTCTGTAATACCAGAAGCAAAACAATTAAGGATTATTGCCTTACAGGCGTAATAAATAGAGTATGGCAACAGACACAGGACAAGTATCAAGTTTAGAATACAATAGAGACCCAGAGTCGGGGGCTTTAGTAAATGTGGATGGTAATGGCCTTGCTGCTTATAAAAGAAGAAAATTTTTGGCTAACCAGAGGAATGTTGAAATATCTGAAATGTCAGATGATATAAATAGTCTGAAGGAAGATTTTCAAGAAATCAAAAGCATTTTAATGCAACTTGTTAACAATTTTGATAAATAAATAATAGGGAAGAGAACATGTCAACTATAACACTAAGAGCTTCTAAAGGTTCCCCCCTCACTAATACTGAGGTGGATACTAACTTTAGTAACCTCAATAACGATAAGTATGAATCGGGTAATAATGTGTCAGTTGGTACTCTTACTGCTAGTGGTAATGTTACCTTTGGCATCAATGCCTCCGTTTCGGCCGCTGGGAGTACACAGGGTACTGCTACCGCATTAACTAAAACATACAATATTATATCAACCGCATCCGCGAACCAAGGGATAATACTTCCCTCTGCTGCCGCTGGTCTAGTGATAAACATCTACAATGTAAGTGGTAATACTATTAAAGTATATCCCGCTTCTACAGAAACCGTTGATGGCGGTTCTGCAAACGCACCGATTGAAGTAGTAACTGCAAATGGTGCCGAGTTAGTCGGTGTTAGTACTGGTGGATGGCGACAAGTAGGTTCGGGTGGAAGTAACATCGCTAGTTTAACAGTAAACGATTCCGCAGAATTGCTGGGGTCATTGAAATATGGAGTATCTGCTTCTGTTTCAAGTGCTGGTTCCGCTCAAGGTGATGCTACTGCTTTAACGGAAACAATTAATGTAATCGGTACAGTCGGTGGAGCTGCAGAAGGGGTGGTTTTACCAACCGCTGCTGCTGGACTTCATATTGTTATTGCTAATATAACAACTACTGATTGTAAACTGTATCCAGCATCGTCTGATACAATAGAAGCAGGGTCAGCAAATGCTGCTGTAACACTTCCTGCTAAGACTACATTTACTTTAACATGTAAAGACGCTACAGATTGGGTGAAACACAGAGGACTCGCAGTCTATAATTCATCTGGTTCGTTGCTCAACTAAGGAGAACTTGAATGGCAGGGCCAGTAACACTTAAAGCAGGATCGTATCCGACTCCCGTTGGGGGACTTCAAGGTCTCCGTGAGATGTCGGCTACTGAAATTAAAGACCAAGTAGCAGGAGTAATTACTTTAAAATTTGCTACCGATACAGATGGTTCGGGTACTGCTGAGCTCAATGTTGTTACAGGTGGTTCCGCTGGTGCTGATGAAATTGGGACATTTACAAACAGAGAGAGAACTGATGCTGTAGGAGCTCACCCTTCTGGTGGAAGTACTACCGATACTGTCTTCCGATTCAATCAACCAGTTGCTGCTGTGTCTGAAAGTGGACAAATCAATCCTCTTAGGTGGACAGGAACCGCTGTAGAACAAGCAACCGATACTGAATTAGATACAGAAGTATTAGACCTAGTTATAACCGCAATGGCTGCTGAAGACGCGAATACAGTCGGACAATATAAAATTGGTACATCTTCACCCGCTGGTGGAACATGGACTTCAAGATACACAATCACAGAAACACAAGTTGACGGAACAGATGTATCATATTATCTTTATCAAAAAACTGCACCAACTACTGCTGCTGGAACAGACTCAAACATATTGCTAAAAGCTGGTGACGAAGGTCAACCAAATGAAATGACAAGTGCAAACTTACAGACATTAGTGCCTGCATTTAGAAACAGAATTATTGCTGGTGGAGTAGGAAAATATCTACTTCAAACTGGTGCGCCATCTGCTACTGGAACATGGGTACAGATGGGGTCAACGATGACTGACCAATTGAAAGATGTAACATCACAAAACTATGCTGGAGACTACACAGGGTCATATACTGGGTACTATGACCGATTCTTTGCTGGATTCTTAAATGGTGCATACGCTGGTTCATACTCTGGTACATATACTGGGTACTATGCTGGTAACACCGTACAATCATCAAGTTCCACACAAGAAACAAAACAGTTGTTCATAAGAACCGCTTAAGACTTGACATAAATAGTGAGGTAGGATATAATAGTCCTACCAATTTTTTAATCATGAGGAAATATTATGACCGAAGAAATTGCGAAGTATCGCAACCCCCGATGGATAGATAAAGAAAACCGCTCGTTATTCTGCGAGATTTTGGTTGGACAAAGTTATCGACCATCTCAAATCAATGTTGGTAATATCGAAGAAGGTCTTGTTAATAAAGACTTTGATGCCGTCATGGAGATGTTCACCGAAGAAGAAATCGATGAGAACACCGAGACTCACAAAGATGTTGTCTTAGAACAAGAAGAAAAAGACGCAGAACAACGCGAAGTTCATAAAAATAGAATAATGCAAGAAGCATTGTTCAATATGAAACTAGAAGCCTTTGAGATTGAAGCAATCAAAAATTCACAAAACAAAGAAATCAAAAAGTTAATTCGTAAGGCAAAGACTCAATTAGAAGTACAAGCATGGGTTACTATATTAATTCAACAAGAAGCATTGTACACCTCTCCAAATATGTTTAAACCAGATGGTACACATCCAGAGCTTGCTCCAGACATACCAACGGAACCGTAATGAACGGATATCTTTATGTAGCTTCTCGTGATGAAAGATACTTAAAAGCCGCATGTCAATCCGCTGAGTCATTATTAGAATTCCACCCCAAAGCAAAGATAACTCTATTCACAGAGGATAGATGGGAAGGGACATACGACAAGACTTTGTTCGACAATGTGTTCTCCTGTGATGACCATGTGAGGGCAAAACTATGGGCGCTGGATAAAACACCATATGATAAAACGATGTATATCGATTGTGACACATACATTCAACATGAAGATATAAAAAGAGTCTTTACTTTCTTAGAAGATAATGATATAATATTTACTAGAAACAGACCATATAACGCGAAGATAACAAAACTAAACGATACGGAAGAAATGATATATCATTGTGGTATCTTTGTTTATAAGAACAATGATATAATGAGAGCGCTAATGTCTAATTGGTTTACTCAATACTGCGAACAAATTAAACCCGATTATGACCCATCCCCATATCCAGACGAAGTTTGTAAGTGGGATACATTCAGCATGTGGTATCTTTTAAATAAAACACCTTTTGCCAATACTGTCCAAGTAGGTGATTTTCCATGGCCAGATGCTAGATGGAACTTTTGTATGGGACAAAGACCAGAAGAATTGGCGGGAATGGATACTGTTATAACACACTATACTTTAGATAGGGTATACAAAGAAAATGAGTCTTTTCAGTTAAGATGAAAACAATAGAAAAAATAAACCCAGAACTATTAGACATCTTAGATGATTGGATGGACTTCTTCAATGACCATAATAAAGAACCTTTACCTATGGACGAAAGGAGATTTGGTAACAGGGATATGGATTACTATTGTTCAGAGGAGTATCTTAGGGAAGTACAATCAAAGGGTGATGACCA